GCTTGGGACATCCTCTCGTGGCAGCCAGCGGTGGGCAAGGAATACGAACTTGTCTGGCCAAGGCAGAGCTAACGCAGGCCGTGCCGCAGCACATGGAAACGCGCTCTGAGGGGCGGATTTGGGGAGTTGGGTTGATGGGTATTGCAAAGCGAGGCTTGAGGCCATGAGGGGACGACCAGCAGGGCAATTGACTGCCGCCCGCCGCAAAGCGCTGATGTATTGGCAGCGCAAGCATGATGCAGGGGAGCCGATCATCCTTGGCGAGATGATGCGGGTATGCGGGTTTTCGTGCCGATCAAACGCCAAACGCACATTGAAAGATTTAGAGCGCCACGAATTATTGAATACTGCCGCCGCCTGATTTTGTGCTGTAGATGAAACCCCGCCATGACAAACGCGGGCCGCCCTTCTAGCTATCTGGCTAAATATGCCGACCAAGCTAAGAAGCTCTGCGCGCTAGGCGCAACCGACGCAGAACTGGCTGATTTCTTCCAAGTTGACGTTCGCACCATCTACCGATGGAAGCATGAACACGAAAAATTTTGTCAGGCACTCATTGTTGGAAAGGACGCGCTGGATGAGCGCGTTGAGCGCAGCCTCTACCAGCGCGCTGTAGGTTACAGCTTCAACAGCGAGAAAATCTTTCATTATCAAGGCACTATAACTAGGGCTGAGACGATTGAGCATGTGCCGCCCGACGCTGGCGCGGCGATGAGTTGGTTGAAGAACCGTAAAGGCGACAAGTGGCGCGATAAGCAGGATCACGAACACACCGGCTCTGTCACCATCAACGTCAACAAGCCGTGACGACGATCAACCTCCCCAATGGCTGGACGCCGCGCCACTACCAGCAGCCTGCATGGAAGTATCTGCATGACGGTGGCAAGCGCGCGTCGCTGATCTGGCCACGCCGCCACGGCAAGGACGACATGTCGTTGCACTTTGCTGCCTGCGCCATGCACGAGCGCGTTGGCACATATTGGCATTTGCTCCCACAGCAGAACCAGGCGCGCAAGGCGATTTGGGACGCCATCAACCCGCGCACCGGACGCCGCCGCATTGACGATGCTTTCCCGCATGAAATACGCGAGACGACGCGCGAACAGGACATGCTCATTCGTTTCAAGAACGGCTCGACATGGCAGGCGATCGGATCAGACAATTATGACGCGCTGGTAGGGACGCCGCCCGTTGGCGTCGTGTTTTCGGAATGGGCGCTGTCATCACCGCAGGCATGGTCGCTAATCCGCCCGATCCTGCTTGAAAATGATGGCTGGGCGATCTTCATCACCACGCCGCGCGGACGCAATCACGCCTACCGCATGCACCTTATGGCCGAAGGGTCGGACGACTGGTTTGCCGAGCGACTGACGGCGGAAACGACCGGCGTATTCACTCCCGATCAGCTGGAGCGCGAAAAGGCTGAGCTGATAGCCGAGCGCGGTGAAGGCGACGGCGAAGCGATCTTTGATCAGGAATATATGACTTCGTGGCACGCGGCATTGCCCGGTGCCTATTATGCCCGCCTTATCGACCAACTCGAACGCGGCGGTGCCATCGGTTACTGTCCGCACAATCCGGCGCGCCAGGTTCATACGGCGTGGGACTTGGGCGGCTCTGACCAGACGGTCATATGGTTCCTGCAATGGACCGGCATGGCGTGGGCCGTAATCGACTGTCTTGCATCGTCGGGTCGCGGACCTGACTGGTATGTTCCGCGCATCCGTGGACAGGCGAACGACGACGCGCACAAGCATCGCGCCGCCTACACATTCGGGGAACATCTCCTGCCGCATGATGCTGAGCATGCGCAGAAGGGGTTGCCTAACGCTGAGACTTACGCGCAGACGGTGCGGACGCTGGGCCTTGAGAATGTGCGCGTCGTGCCTCGTACATCGTCGGTAGCCAATGACATCAACGCCGTCCGCAAGGTGTTGGCGATCTGCATGTTCGATGACCAGAAATGTGCCGCAGGGATCGATGCGCTGCGCTCCTACCGGCGCGAGTGGGACGAAAAGCTGCAAACCTACAAGGACAAGCCGCTTCACGATTGGGCGTCCGATTATGCCGACGCCTTCCGCACCTTCGCGATGGGCAAGCCCCGCGAAATGGACACGCACATGAATGATAATTGGGAGGAATCCGACCTCCGCCAACCACAGGACATTGGGAGGTTTGGGCATTGATGAAACTGGTAGACAAAGAAACCCTTGATCAACTGAAATTCGCCAAAGAGGGCGCTAATAACCTTGCCAAGCGCAATGGTTACATGTGGACGCGCTGGCTGCAAGGCAGGCAGGGGCGCACTACAGCGGCGTTTGACCGGGAAGGGCAGCGCTGGTCGCTGGATTTTTTCTGGACGCCTTCTCAGCCGCTTGAGGAGTTGGCCAAGAATATCGAACAAATGGACTTTCTCATCGTCACCGCCATGAAAGAATTTGGCGCATTGAAGTTGGGCGCGATGGTGCGCCAAGCATCTGATGTGGTGGCCCACTAATGGCAACCGCACCTGACACGATCGAGGATTATGACGGCGAGGATGAAGTATCCACGCGCCGCATAACCGACATCATCGCGGCTGACCGGCTGATCGAGCTTCTGGATGACACAGAGCTTGGACGCATCGGCCAGCGTTGCTTGCAGGGCTTCGAGGCGGACCTTGCAAGCCGCAATCAGGCGTCGGACGGCGATACGTGGGAGAAGCGGTACAAGCGCTATCTGGACATCGCCATGCAGGTGCGCGAACAGCGCGTCAGTCCGTGGCCGAATGCCAGCAATATCAAGTTTCCGCTGCTGACCAGCGCTGCCGTCCAGTTTCAGGCGCGTGCCTATCCCGCGATCGTGGACGGGGCGAGCCTGGTCAAGGGTCGTGTGCTGGGCAATCCATCGCCTGACAAGACGGAACGTGCGGAACGTGTCGGCCAGCATATGACGTGGCAACTGCTGTTCGACATGCCGGGTTGGGAGGAGGCAACCGATCGCCTGTTGCTGCAACTGCCGATCGTGGGCAGCGTGTTCCGCAAGACGTGGCATGACCCGGTGCAGAAGCGCAACGAGAGCCAGACGGTTACCGCTCTGGACTTCGTGATCAACTATTGGGCCGAAAGCATCGAGGCCGCGCCCCGCTACACCCACATCATGCGCTTCTACCCGCACGAATGCGAGGAGCGCTTCCGTTCCGGTATCTGGAAGAAGATTCCGCTGCCCCATGTCGAGAGCGAGAAGGATGACAGCGAGACGGCTCCTGTCGAGTTCCTTGAGCAGTTCTGCCGCATCGATCTGGACGGCGACGATTACCCCGAACCCTACATTGTCACACTGTGCCGCGAGACATCGTCTGTCGTCCGCATCGAACCGGCCTTTGATGAGGATACGGTCACGATCAACAACGCTACGCAGGAAGTGGTGCGGATCGATCCCAAGCAATATTTCACGCAATATGGCTTCCTGCCCGCGCCCGATGGGTCATTCTATCATATCGGGTTCGGCGCGCTGCTGGACGACATCACGGCAGCGATCGACAAGGCGCTCAATCACATGCTGGACGCGGGCGCGCTCCAGAACGCGCAGGGTGGTTTCGTCGGCGCTGGGGTCAACATCCGTTCCGGCGACTTGAAGTTCCACCTAGGCGAATGGAAGCGCGTCGATGTGACGGGCGGCACGCTGCGCGAGAATATCGTGCCGCTCAATCTGCCTGGGCCATCGGCTGTCCTGTTCAACCTGCTTGAAATGCTGATCGGTGCAGCCAAGGAAATCACAGCCGTTCAGGACGTGTTGACCGGCAGCGCACCCAACGCCAACACGCCCGCCACCACGACGCTTGCGCAGATCGAACAGGCCACCAAGGTCATGACCGCGATCTTCAAACGCATTCACCGCGCGTTCGGGCAGGAACTGCGCATCCTGTTCAGCCTGAACCGCGATTTTCTGGACGACAAAGCCTATTATGCGCTGACCGATCAGCCCGGCGAAGTGGGCCGCGCGGACTATCAGGACAAGGACATCGACGTTGTCCCCGTGTCTGATCCCACGATGGTCAACGACGCGCAGAAAGCCGCCAAGGCGCAGGCGCTGATGGTGTTCATGGGCAACCCGCTGGTTAATCAGCAAGAGCTTGTGAAGCGTTATCTGGAGGCGACTGGCCAGCCCAATATCGACGCGCTGCTGAACAAGGAACCGCCGCCGCCCGATCCCAAGCTGCTGCTGGACGCCGCGTCGCAGGAAAACGAGCGCGACAAGACGATGAGCGAGGTCCGCCGCAACAATGCCAGCGCGGCGCAGGCCATCACGGCAGCGGCTGAGACGGCCCAACGCATGAACCTGCTGAACGACACGGCGGCGCTTGTCGGCGCGGCTGTGAAACTGGCGACCGACGCCGCAGACATGGAGGACAATGGTGAACCGCTTGGTCAACCCGGAAACGCTGGGGGCATGGAAGAGTCACCCGGAAACGCAGGAGTTCCTGCGCTTCCTCAAGGACCGACAGATGGTCTTGATGGGGGCATGGGGTCGGGGGGTGGCGGCGAGCCAGTCGGAGGCGGTGTTCCTGGGGGAAATCCTGAACCTGTCCTCTGAGGATGTGGCGGATTTCTACAATATCGAGGTCGAACAATGAACAGCAGCGGCATCATTCCCATGGACAAGCGGGTTCTCGTGAAGCCCGACAGCGTGGAAACGAAAACGGCGGGCGGCATCATCCTGCCCGATAGCGTCAACGAGAAGAAGGCCATGGCCATGATGAAGGGCACGGTCGTCGCGATCGGTGAAACGGCATGGTTCGAGGCGGAGCATGACGCGCGCAACTATGGCGCTGAGTTCGCCCGTCCCGCTCCCGGCGCGCGGGTTCTGATCGGCAAATATTCGGGCGTCGAAGTCACCGGACTGGATGGCGAAAGCTACCGGCTGATGAACGACGAGGATGTGATTGGGCGACTGGAGGAGGCGGTATAATGGCAGTCGTTAACAGCGCTGGGGAAGCCTTATTTGGCATCCTTCTGGAACGCAACATACATGATGCTGTCGCGTATGTGGTCCTTCGGCAGATCCCGCAAGTTAAGGCGGTTAAGATCGCCCGGGTCCTAGATTTTGACACCAGTGACATTGTGTTCAAAATAAGCATTGAGGGAGCAGCATAATGGCAACGGCACCAGCAGAAGCCGGGACCATGATCCCCGGCGAGGATATTCCTGAAAACATCGACTATGAGGCCGAAGCCCGCAAAATGGGCTGGACCGACATCGACGGTTTCAAGGGCGATCCCAAGCACCACCTCGACGCCGAGACGTTCTACAAGCGCTCGATCGAGTATATGCCGATCGCCAAGGCCACGATCAAGAATCTGACGGCCAAGATCGACCGTATGGAAAAGGACATGAAGCGCTCCGCCGAGTTCTTCTCCAAGGCGGAAGAGCGGGCCTATGAGCGAGCGATTGCCGATATCAAGGCCAAGCAGGAGGCGGCGGTAGAGGCTGGCGACATCGCCGCATTCCGTGCCGCCGACCGCGAGGCCGAGGAACTGCGCAAGGACATGAAGCCCAAGGCGCAGGAAGAGGAAGAGGATGACCCGGAGGCCCGCGCCAAGGAATTCGCTGATTGGGGCAAGGCCAATAAATGGTACGCGACCAACCCTGTCATGCAGAATTATGCCGACAGTCAGGCCGCGATCATCGCCAAGCGCAAGGACGGCTTTCTCGACCGCGCCGATTTAGACGTCGTGTCGGAAAAGGTGCGCGAACAGTTCGAGGATGCTTTCCCCGAAGCGTTCGGCGCTGAGCCGGCCAAACCTGCAAAACGCAGCGCGGTCGATGGCGGCGGCACCCGTCGCGGCCCCGGTGGCGGCGGCAAGACGTTCAACGACCTCCCGCCCGAAGCGCGCTCAGCCTGTGACCGTTGGGTTAAGCAGGGGCTGATCAAGTCGCGTGAGGATTATGTCCGTAGCTACGCCTGGTAAGGAACGACCATGACCGCAGAACACACTACTCCCGGCCCGCAGCGCGAACGCAAGCAGGCTGTCCCGCTTGGCTCTACCGGCGTCGAACCTGAAAAGCCCAAGATGCAGGCGCAGGCACCCGCCCCGCAGAAGGAGGTCACGATCGAAACAGCCGATGGTCCAGTCACGCGCAGGCGTCGGGCGAGCGTCGGCGGGTTCAGCTTGAAGCTCGGCGCAAAGACTCGCCCCGGCTTCACGCGCCGCTGGTTCAACGATGATGGCAACCGTATTGCAGACGCCCACGATTTGGGTTATGATCACGTCACCGAAGAAGGGATCACGTCATCGGACCCTTCGTCTCGCATTTCTCGCTTGGTAGGCACAAAAGCGAATGGCGAGCCTCTCCGCGCTTACCTGATGGAAACCCCTGACGAGCTGTTTGCCGAGGGCGTTGCTGAAAAGGAAGCCCGCAACCGTCTGGTTGATGATGCCATCACCGCCGGTCGCGATTCCACCGGCCAGATGACGCACAGCGAAACATATGGCCAGGGTTCGATCCAGCGGGATCGTTAGGCTGCTTTGATAGGCACCTTCGGTCCCCGTGACAAAGGGTGCCTATCATGGCGAACGCGAATTTTCCGAGGGGCCTTGTCCCTCAGCGCGCGACGTCCGGCCAGTATGTGACCGGCAATCTCGAACATTTCATCCACGACAGCGGCGACAGCACCGCTCTTTATGTTGGCGATCCGGTCAAGATCACCGGCACCAACTACACCCTGAACAACCAGAGCCTGCCGGGCATCACCCGCGCATCGACTGGCGACGTGATGGACGGCGTGATCGTTGCGATCCTGCCCGACAGCCGCGACAGCCTGCCCTATGTGGCAGCATCCACGTCGCGTATCGTGATGGTCGATACGGACCCCAACAGCCTCTACGAAGTGCAGGACACCAACAGCGGCACGGCCCTGACCGACGCTGCCGTGGGCCTCAACGTCAACTTCGTGGGCAGCGGCGGCAACGCGACCTATGGCTGGTCGGCGGTCACGCTCGACAACACGACCGAAGCCACCACCAACACCCTCGATCTGAAAATCATGGGTATCGTCAACCGTGCTGACAATGCGTCGGGCGACACCGGGCCTGCAAAGTTCCTGGTTCGCATCAACCGCCATCGTCTCGCCAACCAGATCGCGGGGGTCTAATCCATGAGCACGATCACAACCGGCCAAATCGCCAAGCTTCTGTGGCCCGGCCTCAACGCGCGCTGGGGTGCCTCCTACACGGAGCACCCGCGCGAATATACCGATCTTGTCGATGTGGAATCGTCCGACAAAGCCTATGAGGAAGATCAGGAGATGACCGGCTTCGGTCTGGCCCCGATCAAGCCACAGGGTCAGTCGGTCGTCTATGATACGGCGCAGCAGGGGTTGACCTCTCGCTATACCCATATCGCCTATGCCCTTGGCTTCATCATCACGCATGAAGCGCTCAAGGACAATCTCTATGAGAAGATCGGGATGCAGCGGACGGGCAGCCTTGCCTTCTCGATGCGCCAGACCAAGGAAAATGTCGTCGCCAACCTGTATAACCGGGCCTTCAATGGCTCGTACAACGGCGCGGACGGCACGACCATGATCTCGACCGCTCACCCTACCCTGGTGGGCAATCAGTCGAACCGCCTGGCCGTTGACGCGGACCTGTCGGAGGCGTCGCTGGAGGACATCTGCATCCAGATCGCGCAGGCGCAGAACGCACGCGGCATGAAGATCGCGATCATGCCCAAGTCGCTGCATATCCCGGTGAACCTCATGTTTGAGGCGACCCGGATCTTGAAGTCGATCAACCAGAACGACACGGCGAACAATGCCGTCAACGCGATCCGCTCAATGGGCCTGTTCCCTGACGGCGCGAAGGTGAACCACTATTTCACCGATCCCGACGCATGGTTCGTTCGCACCAACGCACCGGAAGGCGTCAAGCTGTTCCAGCGCGAGGAAACGATGTTCGAACAGGATGGCGACTTCGATACGTCGAACCTGAAATACAAGGCGTATGAGCGCTATTCGACCGGGTGGACCGACTTCCGCGCGGTCTACGGCACGCAGGGCGCGTAATCGGTTGGGGCGGGTTGGAAGTGCCCGCCCCTTCCTTTTTGTGACGGGCATCCCCCGACTAGGAGACTAGACACATGGCAAAGACGACATTCCGCAATTCCGTCCGCGTGGCAGGCGCATCGCGCACCAGCTGGGCCGGTGTTCCCGTGCTGGTGATGAAGGCCAGCTTCGATCCCACGTCCGCGACGCAGATTCTGCTTGGCACCCTTCCCGCTGGCTCAATCCCGCTTGGCGTTCAGTCGCTGGGCGGCGCGACGGGCGGCACGAACCCGACCGTCGATATTGGCACGGTGGCAAGCAATGCTGGTATTGCCAACGAGGTTGACGCCGACACGCTCACGCTGACCGCCGCAACCGGCGTCCTGACCGGCGTGCCGCTCACCGTTGACACGCCGATTTACGGCAAGGTCGGCGCGTCTGCCGCGACTGGTGGCACCACGACCGTGCTGATCAGCTACATCTTCAACGACAATGGCAAGCAGTAAGGAGCGCCGACATGACGACCGCGAAAAAGGACGCCAAGAAGCTGACCGACGCTGAAAAGCTGGCGGCGTTGATCGAACTGGCAAAGGCCAATGGCTGGACCATCCCCAAGGAACTGGAGGACTGACCATGGCGGGCCGCGCATATAAGGACATATCCGGCGCGCATGACGCCGTGGCGGTGACGCCAAGCGACAGCACCGTCATCCCCGGCACGCGCGGCCTGTACGTGGGCGTTTCCGGCGACATTTCGGTGCGCATGGTCAGCGGCAACACAGTGCTGTTGAAGTCGGTCGCTGTCGGCATCCTTCCGGTTCAGGTGGACAAGATCAATTCCACCAGCACCACCGCGACCAATATTCTCGCGCTCTACTGATGGCGAAATACGGCTCTCCCGGCCCGAATGCAATTTGCGATGCCAGTGGTTTCAAGGTGAAGCTGTCGGCTCTCGTGCGGCAGTGGGATGGCGCACTTGTGGATCGCCGCTTTGTCGATCGGCGCAATCCCCAGGACTTCGTACGGGGCGTTCCTGACAAGCAGGCGCTGCCCTATTCGCGCCCGGAGACGCCGGATAACTTTCTTGTCGGGACCGTTCGTCCAGAGGATTTGTAAATGACGATCGCCTTTCCATCGGTCACAGGAACCGGGTCCAACGTCACGGCGACCGGCTTTGTCCTGAATGAACTGATCCGCGAGGCATTCGACGTGATTGGGGTCGGATCCGAGGGCGAGCCGATCAACGCGGATATGTACCGGCGGGGCAAAATGTCCGCGCAACTCATGACGCAATCATGGAACGCGATGGACGACCTGTGGAGACGGACGCAGCGCACGATAACCCCTGTCATCAATCAGGCTGCTTATGTCCTGTCACCTAAGCCGATGCGCGTCCTGTCCGCGCGCAGGAAGCAGCTTTCAGGCGGCTACGAAACCCCGATGACGGAATGGTCGCGGCAAGAATATCTCGACATGCCGAACAAACTGAGCAGTCCTTCCACGCCGGTCAATTTCTACTATGACCCGCAGCGCGAGACGGGCACGTTATATCTATGGCCCGCCCCATCGTCGGCGGTCTATTCGCAGATCAGTGTCATCGTGGATGAACTGCGGCCCATGTTCATCATGGACGACAGCAACGACACTTTGGACATGCCGCCAGAGTGGCAGGAAACGTTCGTGATGAACCTCGCCAAACGGCTGAAACTCAAATATCCGGTAAATGATCCTGGGCTTGACGCGAAGGTCGATGAGCTAGCCGACGCGCTTTTCGCCCGCTTGAAGGCATGGGACAATGAGCCTGCCAGCATCTATCTGCAACCCGATAATTGGGGCGCACCGTGGCGCTGAGCCAGATCAAGCCAGCCCTTCAATATAGCGAGGGCCGTTCAAAGCCATGGTCTGGCGCCAAGCTGGTCAACGCATTCGCCGAAAAGGCGGACGGCGACAAGCGCGCGGATTTTGCCGTCATGGCGGTGCCGGGCCTGGTGGCGTTCGCGAATCTGCCGGAAGGGCCGGTACGCGGCACCCATGTTATGGGCGGGCTGGCCTATGCTGTCTCCGGTTCTGGGTTGTATTCGATACTATCGGACGGCAGCTATCAGCGCCTTGGGACCATCCAAGGCGACGGGGTTGTGCGCATGGCCGACAACGGGAGCCAGCTTGGCATAGCGGCGGACGGCGTCGGTTATGTCTGGACAGGCAGCGCACTCGTCACGCCTGCCGATTTGCCCGCTGTTACCGACATCGCCTATATTGATGGCTATTTCCTCTGGTCTCTCAGGGACAGCGCGCAGCTCGCCTATTCCGCGATCAACAATGGAACGGTCTATGACGGCCTGGACATCATATCGGCGGAGGGTTCGCCAGACGGTATTGTCGGCATCATAGCCAATCATCGCGAACTGCTGATATTCGGCGGGAACAGCATCGAGATATTCTATAACAGTGGCGGGGCGGACAACGCATTCGAGCGGCAGGGCAATGCGTTCATCGAGCGCGGGGCATTCGACCGCGATAGCATTTGCAAGGTGGACAATAGCGTCCATTTTATGGGTGACGACCGGATCATCTACAGGCTGGACGGCTATTCCCCGGTCAGGATAAGCACGCACGCGATCGAATATCATATGGGCGATGCGACGTTCGCGCGCGCGTTCAGCTACACGCAGGAGGGGCATAAATTCTATTGCCTGACCATCGATAGCGGCACGTTCTGTTATGATATGGCGACAGGAGCATGGCACGAGCGCCGGTCATGGAGCCGCACCAGCTATCGCGCGGGGTCATCCATGACCGTCTATGGCAAGACGTTGTTGGGCGACAATGCCAGCGGCAAAATCTATTATCCCGATCTGGACGTAAACACGGAGGATGGCGCGATCATCAAGGTGGAGATCGACCTTCCCACGCTGGAAGCGTCCCGCCAGCGCGTCACGATGTACCAGTTCGAAGCCTATTTCGAGACCGGCGTGGGCCTGAATGATGGGCAAGGCTCTGACCCGCAAATCATGCTGCGCTACAGCGATGATGGCGGGCGCACATGGTCCAACGAGATATGGCGTTCGCTGGGCAGGATCGGTGAATATCGCAGCCGCGCCATATGGCGTTCGCTTGGCCAGTTCCGTCAGCGGCAGATGCACCTTGAGATAACCGACCCTGTGCGCAAATTCGCGATCGGCTATTTTGCGGACGTGCGCTGATGGCGTTCGCGCTTAACCCCCCGTCAACGCCGATCGTGAACGCGCGCGGCATGATCGACCCGGCATGGTATCGGTTCTTTGCCTCGATTCAACGCCTTGTCGGCGGGGATCTTTTGCAGCGGATACAGGATGCGCCCTATATCACGTCCGGGGCCTCTGACGTTCTTGGCAATGAACGCCTGCTGGAACCGGGAGACGGCATCAAGGTTGAGTTTGCCCCCGGCGCGGCAACTGTGGCGCTGGACGAGGTTGATCTTGCGCCCGGTCCGCACGGCTCGGCCAGTCAGACGATCCGCGTAACCTTCGATCAATATGGCCGGGCCAGCGCGGTCGAGGAGTTCGACCTGGATACCGACAACATCACGGAAGGGGCGTCTAATCTCTTCTTCACGGAGGCGCGGGCGCGGGCGTCCCTGAGCGCTGGCGATGGCATCGACTATGACGACACGACCGGCGTCATATCGGCCTTGTCGGCGGGCGCTGCCCCTGTTTTCACCCCCTATACCGCGCCGGTGATCAGCAACCCGCCAACACAGGCGGAAGTGCAGGACATTGCAGACGCGGTGGGAGCCATCTCGACGGCGCTCACTGATCTGATCACGCTGCTGCAAGCCAATGGCAATTTGACGTAGGGCTTTCCCTTCGCGGGCCGTCATGCTATTAAGGCGCGGGGCGCATGTGCGCTGATGGCATGATCGGGCCATCGTCCATCTCAGACAACGATCTTCGGCTTCAACCGGGTTGTCTGAGACTATATGATCGAACGTCCCCCATTTGTGATTTTTGCGTTGCCGCGGTCCAGAACCGCTTGGCTCTCGCATTTCCTGTCTTATGGGGAATGGCTCTGCGGTCACGATGAAACGCGGCACATGCGCAGCCTCGGTGATGTGGCGGCGTGGTTTTCTCAGCCGTGCACCGGGGCCATTGAAACAGCTGCATCCCCATGGTGGCGTCTGCTGCCGTCAATAGCCCCGGACGCCCGTGTCGTTGTTGTCCGCCGTCCCGTCGATGATGTGGTGGAAAGCCTGCTTAAACTGCCCGGCTGCGCGTTCGATGCCGGTAATCTGCGCACCAAAATGCAGATGCTTGATCGCAAACTGGCGCAGATTGCCAAGCGCATTCCCGGCGCTTTGGAGGTTCAATTTGCGGACCTCGACAGCGAGGAGACGTGCGCGGCCATCTTTGAACATTGCCTGCCGTATCGGCATGATCATGCGCGCTGGGCATCGCTCGCGCCGGTCAATATCCAGATCAACATGCCCGCGCTGGTCCGCTACTGCCAAGCCTACGCGCCCGCCATTGAAAAGCTTGCGTCGATCGCAACGCACAAGGTCCGCACCATGCTTGCCGCACGCAGGAACGCGGTTTGCGAAGGCATGTCCTTTCAGAGCGAGGGTTTTGATGAATGGCTTGCCGGGGCGCAACGCCTTTTGGCCGAGCATCATGCGCAGATTGGTGAAGCGCCGGACAACTGGCGCAACAAGAATATCCCGCTGCTGCGCGCAATGGATGAGGCTGGCCTAATGCAAATCACAACCGCGCGCTCAAATGGGCGGATGTTTGGATATTTGATGACCTTGTTCGCGCCATCACTCGCAGCAGAAGGCGTGCTTACAGCGGTCAATACCGCATTTTTTGCTGATCCCGAACACCCTGGAGTGGGCATGAAGCTGCAACGGTCTGCCTTGGCTTCCTTCAAGGAGCGTGGTGTGTCGGAAGTCTTGTGGGAAACCAACACAGTCGGCGGCGGCGGGCGTATCGGTTCCATATACCGAAGGTTGGGTGCAGAGGAAAAAGGCTCTGTCTACCGGCTCCGACTGGCGGAGGCGGCGTAATGGGTGTTGCAGCAGCAATCGCGGGGGCTGCCGTTGTCGGCGGCGCTGCGACCGCAATCTCCGGTTCCAAGGCGGCCAAGGCGCAGAAGAGCGCTGCCGCTACCGCTGCCGCCGCGTCCGAACGCGGGACGCAGCTCCAGATCGAGGAACAGCGCCGTCAATACGACCAGACGCGCGCCGATTATGCGCCCTATCGGGAGACAGGCTATAAGGCGCTCGATACTCTGGCGGGCCTCTATGGCGTTGGCGGTACAAGGATCGATCCGACAGCGGCTCTGGAGGCGACACCGGGCTATCAGTTTCAGCGCGATCAGGGGCTGTTGGCGATCGATCGCGCTAATTCCGCGCGCGGTGCTACGAATAGTGGCGGGGCGGACAAGTCGCGTATCCGCTATGCGTCTGGTCTTGCGGCAAGCAATTACGAGAATTTAGCCAACCGCCTGGCAGCACTAGCTGGCGTCGGGCAGTCCGCCACGGGCGCGACGGCAGCGGCGGGCCAAGGTGCGGCGAACGCGATCACAGGGGCTTACGGCACCAATGCCGCCAATCAGGCGAACGCTGCGACGGCGGCGGGCAATGCGACCGCATCCTCTTATGCGAATATGGGAAGCGCCGTTAACGGGACCGTCAACAATCTGGCCAGTCTCTATCTGTATCAGCAGGGCGGAGGGTTTAGTCCGCCGCCCACCGTACCCAAGCCGGGAAATATCTGATGGCTAATCCCTTCGGCATCGAACAGGTCGATATTCCTTCCATGCTGGGCATGCACCAGCAGATGAAGCGCCAGCGCATTGCGGACCTGATGCAGGCGCGGGAATATGAGCGGCAGGACCGCCAGGAACAAAGGGCATTGGAAGCCCAGAAACTCCGCCAACAGGTGTTTCAGGGCCAACCGAAAGGAGGTGATCCGCAGTCTGGTGGAACCGGGGCCGATGTGGCTCCAACCTCTAACGCCCCGGCTTCATCCCCTCAACTGCCACCACTTGACCAGCCCCTGCCGCCGCGCACAGATGGGTTGAGCATAAACATGCAGGCGCTACAGCAGCTTTATGCGATCGACCCGGAAGGTGCTGCTGGCATCCAGAAGATGGTCTATGACAGCAACAAGCAGCGGCTTGAACAGGCGACGCAGCGCGGCGAGGCTATGGCTATCGCGGCGGATGCGCTCAAGTCCGTCTCACCCGGCGAACGGCAGGCGGAGTTTCAGCGACGTTGGGCACCGTTTCTTGCAGAGCGTGGCTGGCCAACTGAACTGTTGCAACAGGCAGATTTGAGCGATCAGGCGCTTGATGGTTATTACCGCCAAGGCATGACGCTCAAGGATGTGATCCAGAAGAACAAGCCTGACCTTCGTGTCGTGCCTTTGGGTGGCACCATCTATGACGTGAATACGCGATCGGCTGTTGCGCAACCAAGTGGCGTGCCGCGTGGTGGTGAAGTGGTCGACGGTTACCGCTTCCGTGGTGGCGACCCCAATGACCCGAATGCTTGGGAGGAGGTGGGTAGCGGAGACGCTACCGGCACCTTTCCATGATCCATATGGTTTCAAGGCTGGCAAAATCACCAGCGGCAAGCGCACCGCTGAGGGGAACGCCCGTGTCGGCGGGGCCAGAAACAGCTACCATTTGCGCGGTGATGCCGTCGATTTCGTTCCCGCCGAAGGGCAGACGATGGGGCAGCTTTATGCGCAGGCCCGGCGCTACTTTCCGGGGGCAACTGAAATTCTCAACGAAGGTGATCATGTGCATGTGGCACAGCGCGGTTACGGGCGGATGCCCTATTTTGGCAAGCAAGGGGGGCGTTAATGCCTAAGCCGTGGGAACGTCAATGGGGAACGCCGCAGCCTGCCGGTCCATCTGTGGTGTTTCAGGCTCCGCCCGACCCGATGAAGGCCGCTGCCGAAAGGCGCGCCGAAGAAGATCAGGCGATGCAGCGCGCCAATATGGAGCGCGCGCAGGCTAATGACGCGCGGCAGGCAATCAAGGATCAGCGCGACGAGATCGAATGGAACGCCACGCACAATCCTGATGGTACGAAAAAGCCTGTGCCGGGCGCTGCAACCGAGGGGGAGCGCGAGGCGGCGTCGTTCCTGACACGCGCGTTGGGGGCTGAAAAGTCTTACGGCGCGACCGGCGTAGGACCGCGCAGCCTGATCGGGCAAGGCATGAAGGACGCCGCGCCCGACCTTCTGAACGCCCTGCCAGGCTTCATCGGCAACAGTCCTGCACGACAGGTTGCCGATACCAATCAGGACGAGTTCATTGCCGCTACCCTGCGGCAGGATTCCGGCGCGGACCTCCCCCCTGCAGAGATAGAGAGTCAACGGCGCATTTATTTCCCGATGCCCAACGAAGGCCCGGAGGTTATCGAGGCCAAACGACAGGCTCGTATCCGCGCTCTGCAAGGCCTTGCCGCCAGTTCCGGCGCGATGCTCACTGAGGATCAGAAAAAGGCGCTGGCAGAAATTGAGAAGGCGGCGGGTGGTGGCGCTGGATCAGGCGAAGATCGCAAAAAGCAGGAAATGCTCGGCACCCTCGTTCCCGGCGACGTGGCGAACAAGATTGAGCAAGGCGGGCTGACCCCTGAGCAGCAGGCAGCCTATGATGCTTTCCACAAGGCCAATCCTAACGCTACGGCGGACCAGATTCGGACCTTCTCCAAGGCGATGGGTTGGGACGTTGCGAACGCCGATGACATCGTAAAGGCGCGCGAACAGGGCGCCGGGACAGCGCCAGCCTCCAGTGCTATCGTACGCCCGCCCAATATCTCCGATGCGCGCGGCGAAGGTGGCGCTATGGAAGGGGCCGATGCGTTCGTGCGCGGTGCCGCCGATACCTTGTCGCTTGGCTTCTCCGATGAACTGGCTGCTGCCGGGGATACGCTCTTCAAGGGCGGCACGATGAACGACAATCTGCGTCGCCAGCGCGCCATCGACCGTTACGACGCGGAATATAGCCCTTGGCTGCGTGGCGGCGGGCAACTCGCGGGCGGTCTGGCCTTCCCGATCGGTCGCGGCGCAAAGACAGTTGGCGAACTGGCGGGCGTGGGCGGCATGACGGGCGCTGGCTATGGCTTTGGCTCTGGCGAGACCATGAAGGACCGCTTTACCGGGGCTGCGAAGAGCGGTGCTGCCGGTGCGGCGATTGGCGCAGGGTTCGGTAAGCTGGGCGAAATCTGGAAGAATAAGCGGCCTCCCTCTGGACCGGGGGGCGGCGGTGCTAACGCTGCACGGGACGTTGGCGAGGCTGCCACTGACCTTGGGATTGATATTTTGCCTGCGGACGTTGGCGGCCCGACGACGCGGCGGTTTACCGCAGGTGCTGCGCAAAGCCCTTTTGGTGCCAAGCCTATTATTGAGCGCGCAGAGCGTGCGGCAGTTCAGGGACAAGGCGTAAGAGACGCGCAGGCATCGCGATATGCTACGCCATCGGATGGTTATGGCGCGGGGCAGGCCGCCAAATCGGGGCTAACCGACTGGATCAAAAAGACGGCCTCGCGCGCGTCGAGATTGTACGATGCCATCTCGGTTGCACCAGAGATGGAGGCGACGACATCGAGCACTACAACGGCCCTGAATGAAATTACTAAAGGGATGAAAAGCAACGATGAGCTTTCGCGCATCTGGACCGGCTATCCACGCCTGCGCCAGACGCTTGAAGCATTGACGCCTACTGATACGCGGCAGGCCGGTCAGGTACGCCTCTCAATGGAAACCGAAAAGGTGCGCGGTGCCGTCAATGACCTTCAAGCGGCTCAAGATGCGCTTGGAGAATTGAAAAGGGCGGCGATTCTGCCGGGCAATCCAAGAGGTGCGGAGATAAGCGCCGCTGAGGCTAGGGTGGCTGAGGCGCAGGGGGCTTTATCCAAAGCCAGGTCCGCGCAAGATGAAGCCTATGTTCAGGCGAACCAGCCCCCCATGGGAGGCAAGATTTCGTGGGAGGACATGAAGCGCTTGCGGTCGATCGTTGGCGAAATTATAGGTTCTCCGAGCCTTGGCACGGAAGGAAGTGAGACTTCCGCCATGCGCAAGCTGTATGGAGCCTTGTCAGATGATATGAGGGCCACAGCAGAAAAGGCCGGCCCTAAAGCGTTGCGCGAGCTTGAGCGTGCCAACGGCTATTTCAGGGCGCGCGAGAACCGCATCAAAAATGTCATAGCGCCGGTGCTTGGCAAAGACTTGGATAAAGGCGGTCAAGCGGCATTTAACCAGATACAGAACTGGTCCAAAACCAAGGGCGAGACGGCGAAGCTTGCGCAGATGATGCGCTCACTGCCAGATGACGAGGCAGACACCGTATCGGCCACGATCATTGCCAATCTTGGCAGGCGGTCGGCTGGTGCACAAAACGCACAAGGGGACGCATTTTCGTTCGCTGAATTCCTGACACACTGGAACCAGCTCGACAATCGAGCCAAAGCAGTCCTGTTCAAGCCCGCCCAAAGGACGGCCCTTGAAAAGCTGGCGAAGGTTTCGGAAGGGACCAAGGAGGCCCAGCGCTACGCCAATTTCTCCAACTCAAGTGGTGGACTTGGCGCTAATGCGACCAGCGGCGGCCTTGTTAGCGCAGCCGGGTTGCTATTCACAGGCCATCCTATTCTGGCCGCCGCTGCCGCATCGCCCGCTGTCGGACAGTATATTACTGGCCGAATGATGGCGTCTCCGCAATTCGTCAACTGGCTCTTGCGCGCGCCAAAGCAAGGACCGGGCCTCACTTCTCACATTAAGAAGCTTGGCCAGATGACGGTGAAAAGCCCGCTCCTGTCAAGCGAGCTTTCACAGTTTGAGCAAGCCCTGTTCAAGGCTACGAACGACAATGTCCCCATGCGATCCGCCGCGTCAGTAGGGCAAGAGGAAAACAGCCAGCGCCAATGATATTCCGGTGGGCCATTTCCTGCGGGTGATGGCCCACGTCAGGATGACGAAGGCGATAAGGTGCCAGACTTTCATTAAGCGGCAAGCTACAGGGCTTTTCCTTCCTTGCCAATGCTGCTATACCTCCCCCCGGCAGCGCTTCCATGCGCGCACGATCGCGGGACGTGCAGCCAATCAGACAACCGCATCCATTGACCTTCGGGTCGGATGATGAGTTGTCTTGATGCCGTTCCGCTTTGATCCCGGTATTTTCAGCGTTGAAGGCTTGGCAGGCGAGGTTCTGCCGGGGATAAGGCTGTTTTGGTACGCTTCCGGGACCAGCACACCGCTAGCGACTTACGCTGACCCTGATCTTGATGTCGCCAACACCAACCCTGTGCTTAGCGCAGCTGATGGCCGCTTGCCGCCAATCTGGCTTCAGGACGATGACTATAAGCTGGTCGTTGGTCTGCCCGATGGCACGATCATTACGCGCGATCCGATCCGCAATCCGGGGTCCGGTGTATTCCCATCATTTGATAAATTGTCCGCATCGGACGGCTCCGACCGGATCGGCTTCAAGCAGACTGGCACCGGCGCGGAAGCTGAGACCGTACAGACGGCCCTGCGCCGCAGCGTATGGGTCGATCAGTATAAACAGGTCATCGACGCAGATGACACGCAATGCATCGTTCGTGCGCTGCAAACTGGCGCGGCCCTGATCCTGTTTGATGCGCGAACCTACGACATATCCGACGAAATCACGGTTTCCGGCATCCAGCGCCTTGTCGGCAAAGGCCGCGAACGCACGATCATCAATCAGACGAACCTGACGAAAAACGGCCTCATATTCTCCCTGTCCTATGCGCAGGGGTGTGGGGCCGAGAATCTGACAGTCAAGGCGGACGGCGCGACGGCCACATCTGCCGGGTCGTCAGGCGTCGGCATAAAGGTTGTAAACTGCAACGATAACGCCAGTTTCGTCGGCATTGATATTGCGCAGTTCGACACGTCTTTTCAGGTCGTTGGCTGCTATCAGCTTCTCTTGCAGGACTTTCGGTTCCGCTATTTCCGCACTGCTGGCCTGCATCTTGCCCCCTATACCGGCGCGTCCGAAACGGCGGGCGCTGGCAACCGCTTCATTCTCGGCAAGATCAGCAACCTCGATTTTAGCGGCGACAACAGCGCGTCGAAAGGCATCTGGATTCAGCAGGCCAGCGGCGAATTTCTCAACACGATCGATGTCACCTTCTGCAATGTCGGGATCAAGACGCAACCCACTTCCACAAGCTATGTCCGCTACCTGTTCATGTTCCAGGTGCTTGGCGATAGCTGCCTTACCACCAACTGGCAGATCGACGGCGCGGCGGGGATCACGGTCGCTAACGAAATGTCGCAGTGCTGGTCGTCCAACTCGCAGGGCGATGGCGTCACCATCTTCGGCGAAAATATCGACGGCTTCTACTGGCGCGGCGGGTGGATGCGCGACTGCCGGTTTAACGGCCTGTCGATCAGCGGCGGCAATAATATCGAGATCACAGCTCAGATATCCCGCAATTCCGCCGCTGCGAACAATGTTTACCATGGCGTTCTCGTCACGGGCGCGGACACCGGGACCGTCCGCATCCTTGGCGCGCGCATCGGCAACGTCCTCCAGACGGTCGGCACATCTACGCAGAAGGACAATGTCAGGATCGAGGCGTCCTTTACCGCGACCATCGAAGTGTCGGGCTGTGATCTTAACGACCCCGGTGCGGGCGGTCTGCCGATCAACAACCAGTCCACGACAGCGACAGTCGATTTTGCAAGCAATCTCCCGCGCGGCAGTGTCGGCACCAATGCGAGCGATCGTTACGGGATCAGCGCCCATTCCATCACGGCCCCCGCCGCCGCTTCAACGGTGTATATCGGTGCTGGCGGCGCGCTGCCGAACCCATCGGATAGCGTCGTCATACCGGGGCGCTTTTGTGCGATCGTCGGCCTGCGGGTCAAGACAACGGCGGCACCGGGCAGCGGGCAGAACTACGCCTACACGGTGATGAAGAACGGCGTCGCGACAACGATGACCGGATCAATCACTGACAGTGAATTCTCGCTCGATATTCCCTCAAGCGTTGGAGCGTTCCAGATCGCCGAAACTGACGCAGTCAGCGTCAAGCTGGTGACGAGCGGGACCGCAGCCGTCGCCTATCACAACATCTCTCTGATCGTGGAGCCTTAAAGCCATGGCTCTTGCCTATAGAAGTGACACGGTTCTCCAGTCCGATACCGGGCGCGCGTATGCGGGCGTTCGGGTGCTGCCCGTGGTCGATGGCGTGGCGCAATCCATTTATGCGGACGCATCCGGTACGCCGCTGTCAGAGGCGATCACCAACAGCAATGGCGCATATGAGTTCTGGATAGAAACCGGCACCTACGACCTTGAATTTAGCGTCGGCGGCGTGTCGCTCGGCCCGCCGGAAACGAATGTCGAGATTTACGATCTCCTCACTGACGGGGCGGAGATCGTTCCCTTCGCCATGGCAGAGGGGCAACCGGAAGGCTCGACCGGGCGCGCGCTTGATCTTGTGTCCCGCCGCTCGGTAATGGCCGACGTGGTAGGTGACTATAACACCGCCACCGGCTTTGGTACGGACGACGCGCCATATCTGCAACAGCTTGCCACCGCGCTTGAGACCCAGGGCGGCGGGACGATCGTCATCCCTTATGGCAGGCGTCCCTATCTCGGCTCTAACCTCACGCTGAACAACAATGTCGTCATCGAGTTCGACAAATGCAGTTCCGGTTCGAACTATGGCAGCGGGCTGCTAAGCTTCAAGAACGCGGTCTGGGTTTCCCCGACTGCGACGATCAAGGTTGGCAATGGTTCTGGCTTCCGAGGCTCTTTGATCCGCGCGGGCCTCACGATGAACAACACGTCCGCGCAAGTGGCGGCACTGTGGCTGGGCACGGCCATCACCCTTCTCAAGAACACGTCGGATCATGTCATTGAAGGCATGATCCTGGGCTTTGAGTGGCCCATAAAGTGCGAGGATACAAGTTCGGCCTCCAATGTCGCGCAGTATAGCCGGTCTCGCATCGGCCCGCTGCTGCTTGATAACAAGAACGGCATATGGCTGCACAACTATCTCGACATCCCGCGCCTGGACGCGGTGCATTGCTGGCCATTCTGCACGGTCGCGGCGGTGGCGGAACCGAACGACGCGCAACTCAAGCGCACAGGGACGGCGCTGCGCCTGTCTGGCGTCAACGACTGGACCATGACGAACCGCTTCTTCAGCTATGGCTATAATCGCGGTAGCTGGCTGAGCGACTGCGCCAGCGTCACCATGCAGAATGTGGCGCATGATCATGTGCCGGGATCCTCGGACGGGTCCATCGGCTTCCTGATGACCGGCCAGACGCGCGAAATCCGCATCCTGGGCTGTCAGACGGCGGGCAAGCAATATGGCATCTGGAATGCGGGCCAGTTCGGGAACGAACGTGTCGGCCTTCTTGTGTCCGATACGGTTGTATGGGTCACGACCACCGCCGCGATCGTCAATGAATATGGCGACATCCTGATCCGGGGCGGTTCGCTTCGCAATACGACCGTGGGCGGCTCAGGCGTCAAGACGGCCAGCACCGCAGGCGTCACGGAAATTCAGGGCGTCGATATGCGGGGCTTTGCCATCGGCGTCGAGAATTTCTCGACATCGACGGTGACGCGCATCGATCGCAACACGCGCTTTACCAATTGCACGGCGGAGGTGGCGAACGCCTACAAGCCCACGATCGCGTCGGCATCCACGATCACGCTCAGCCCGAACGACTTTGAGATTGAAGTTACCGGGACAACCCAGATCGACACGATCACGGGCGGGCGGTTCGGCCAGCGCATCGTGCTGCATCTGCCGGGCGGGCTGACGCTTGGAGCAACTGGAAATATCGTAACGCAGAACGGATCGTCCATGATCTTCTCTGCTGGCGGCGCGGCAGTGCTGGAGCGCAATGCGACCGCATGGAAGGTTGTCGGCGGGTCGCTGTGCGCGAACTATGTTTTCACCGATAAGGTCAACGTCTTCACGGCGGCGCAGGACTTCCGGAACAATGTCTCTGTCGGCCAGACCGCTGGCACATCGACGGGCGGCACGCTCACGCTGACACGCGGGGGCGCTGGTTTCGAAGGCGGGCAGGTCACTTTCGGCTATGGCAACAATGTCGCGGGCGACTGGTTTGCTGATGTGAGCACGGCCAATGCCTTCCGCGTGGTCAGGTCTGACGGCGGCGGAACGCTGGTGGCGCTGCTGATCGACAAGGCGGCAGGCGACGTTACGCTATCAGGCTCGATGAACACCACGGCGCTCAAGGTCGGCGGCGTGGACGCGATCGACACAAACCGCCTCTTCAATGCGCGATCCTACACGGTCGCAACGCTTCCTACGCCTGGCACAGCCGGGCGCATGGCGTGGGCGTCCGATTGCCGCGTGTTCAATGGCGCTGGTGTGCAGGAAGGGCCGGGCGCGGGAACCGGGGGGTTAGTCGTAGACAACGGCACGAACTGGAAGATCGCGGGCACCAACGTGACGGCCATCGCATGACAGAGCAACCGCATACTGGAGACATAGCATGACCAGGCACTACGCAGTCCCCGCCAGCTTTTACGCTTGCCGCAAGCCCAAGGCGCTGCCGCCAGTGCTGCTGCCCAAGCCCTTTACCACGCACCAACTGGAGAACGAACGATGAGCGGCGGAACACAGAAGCCCAAGCCGGAACAGACCAGCAAGCCAAAGCCCAAGCCCAAGAAGCGCCATGCTTGATCTTGGCCCCTACCTGTCATCGCTGATCGGCGTGGTAGCATTGTGTGCGCTGGCGTGGGTTCATACCCGTTCCAGCGCGCTCTACCGCTGCCTGTTCGCCGTGGTGGCGGTATGGGTGGCTGGCTATCTCTTTGGCGCTGCGACCGATGACTACACTCATTGGGCGGTCAATATCGCGATCGACGGGCTGGCGGCGCGGTTCATTCTGCGTCACCCGGCAGGCAAGATGCAGGCGGCGCTGGGCGGAACCTACGCGGTACAGGTGGCCATGCATGTCGCCTATCGCGCGCGCGAGACGTGGACCGTCGCTGACCCGGTTGCGTACTACGACATGCTGACCATTGTTGCCTATGCGCAACTCTTTCTCTTGGGGGGTTGGGCGCTTGGAATATGGGGGCAGTTTGCTGCTGCTAGGCTGTGGCATCGTGATCCTGCGCTGGATCGTCGGGCGGGCGCTAACCGTGTGGGCGGCAAATCATGAACGAACCGAAAAAGAATGAATGGCTCGGCCCTAGCGCAATCATCGGCATTGTCGGCCTGATCGTCGGCACGGGCGGTTCGTACATGGCTTTCGACGGGCGGCTGTCCAAGGTCGAGGAAGCCAAGGCGAACGGCGAGGAGCGCCTGAATCGTATCGAAAACAAGCTGGATTGGCTGATCCAGCGGGAGATTAAGTGATGCGCAAGCCTATTTTCGACGCCATCATGGTCGCGCGGGGCAAGGGCTTCGACAAGGATGAAGTAGCGCAGATTGACGCCTTTCTGACTTCGATCGGCGTCCCCGGTGACGGCCAAGGCCGCGTCGTTTCCAAGGCTGGGCTGTCCCTCATCAAGGAGTTTGAGGGGCTATCCCTGAAAGCCTATCCTGACCCCGCGACTGGCGGCGATCCGTGGACGATCGGCTATGGCGCAACCGGGCCCGGTATATCGAAGGGTCTCATCTGGTCGCAGGCGCAGGCTGATAGCCGCCTTGCCGATGACGTGTCCCGCTTCGCTGATGGCGTTTCAGCGCTGATCGGTGCCGCGCCGACGACCAGCGGGCAGTTCGATGCCATGGTCTCGCTGGCCTACAATGTCGGGCTTGGCAACTTCAAGGAAAGCACACTCCTGCGCCTGCACAAGGAAGGCGATTATGCCGGGGCGGCGGGGCAGTTCGGGAAATGGAATAAGGCCGCTGGCAAGGTCATGGCGGGCCTGACGCGCAGGCGTGAGGCGGAGGCCAAGCTTTACAGGGGTGGCGCATGACCATCCTCAACGCCCTGAAAGGCGTTTCTGGCGAATTCGAAGTCCAGCGCGTTCTCGGCGCGTTCGGCACGATCGTCTACATCATCACGGCCCCGTCCCTCGTGTGGGCGCACATCGTGCAAACCTCGTTTGAGGGCTTCTGTCTGGCCTATCCCGCTGGCCTTGCTGCCTGCGTCGGCGCGACCGCGGGGGCTATTGCGCTCAAGGATCGGCAGTTGGCTAAGGCCAAGGCGGAGGGGCTATGAACTTCCTGCCCTTCGCCCTGTCCTTCATCCGGCACAACTACCGCGCGGCCCTGTGGATGATCCTTGGCGCGATCCTCTGCTACCC